TGAACTAAAATCAACAGCGCTATCACTATTAGAACTTGATATGACTGTAGTTCTAGTTAAAGTAGAACTATCACCATTTAACGTGCCCAGGCCAACTTCAAATTCATCCTGATCTTGGTGCGCAATACAATAGTAAACCGTATTTGAATTACCAATGCCAGCTGCAAAAGTTTCAAAACCAGTAACTGCACCACCTAGTGATACAGCACCCGTGCCTGTTGTAGTGCTTGTTTCTTTTACTCTATCGTTAATGACTAATGCCATTTAATTCTCCTATGCTAACCTCAATATAGCGTTACTTGCATCAGCAGTTGGGAATTGTATTGTAAAGGTTCCGCTTGTAGATGTCTTATCGCCACCAAAATCTAATACAGCGACAGCCTTGTTAGAATCAGAGCTGTTGTAAATTAAAGCTCCTCTTGCAGTAATTGTAGCTGATGTAAAAGATATATCAGAAAAATCGCATATAGCTGTTGTTCCTGAAGTTGTTGGTGTAACGCTTGTCAAAGTGCCACCACCAGAGCTATAAGTTCCTGAGTCAGAAACCTCGTTTGATGTACTGAAAGCAGTGGTGCTTGCATCTAAAGAAGCAGAACTTGTATACAATGCAATCTTAAAAGTATCTCCTGTTGTTGCAGTAAAATCATGTGTACCAGTTAAAAGTTCTTGTTTAAAACTAGTGCACACAGCTTGTGTAATTGCCATTGTTTATCCTCCTTATGGACTTGTTGATTTAATAGGAAGCCTAATGGCTCCATGCATATACTCATCTCTTCGATGCCTTCCTTGTTGCTCTATAGCTAACTCTTGAATAGCACGTTGATATGATTGTTCGTATAATTGCAGCATTTCTGCTGGACCTTTTAAAAATTTAAAGGCTTCGGCAAGGCATCCGTACAATAAAGCACTTGGAGCATTACTGCCTATCCAAGATGTTGTATTTGTACTTGACAACCTTGTTGGTAATCTTGTGATTCCCAGTTCTACATTATAAGCAGAATCTGGTGTAGGTGCAACTATTAAAGAGTTGTGGTCCCACCATGCCCAATAGACTGGAGTGCCTGTGGCTGTTCTATCAGGTGCATACTCTGAAATAAATGAAACATCTCTTTGTTCTAAATTTGTTCTGGTAGGAGTTCCTGAAGCAGGAAAAATATGCATGGTTCTTATTGTACCCAAAGATGTTGGATCAGGTGCAGATCCACCGGGTAAAGAAACAAAAGGATTTGATGCTGTTAGGTTAGCTGTTTGATTAGATTTGAAAACATCAATATCAACGTCTCTAAATATTCTGTTTTCAGTATGTTCTATGAAATCATTAACTCTAACATCTGTTAAAACGTCAGAGCTAACTTCTGTATAATCTCTTATTTGTGTTACTAATTCTGAATAAGTTGTCATTACGAAATACTCACAGTCACGCCACTAACAGTGGCTTTTAAAATTACAGCTTTTTGTTCTTGAGGAGACATTGTATTATTTTGATCAAAAAATGTTTTTTGACCTACTTTAACCTCAACAGGTTCTGATCTGTCTGGTCTTGCATTTTTAAGTGCTTCAACATCTGCTCTATGTGTCGAGGGATTATCCTCTTGTGGATGTTCAGGTTCAAACTCTGATTTATGTACAAATACTCCATCATGCTCTTCAACCATTTCGCTATAAGGAAAAGCAAACCCACTTCTATCTGATATTGCTTTAGCGTATTTACCTCTTGCTGTACCCATTACATAACTCCTACATCTGGAACAATTTTTATACTTGATCTAGTGCTGTCCTCTGCTGATGCTCTTTGCCACTCATCTTCATAAACTTGTTTTAATAATTGTATTCGTTCAGGTGCTTTTTTCATCGCTATGTAATAAGAAAGACCTGATACTAAACAAGGAAAAAATCTAAAAGGTACTTCTGGATTATTTGTATATTCACCTGCATCTGCAATTCTAGTCATTGCATAATACTTAAATGTATCAGCTGCATCGGGTGTTGGATATACATACAACTTAGGAGTAATGGTTCTCTCTATGTAAAATTGAGTGGGAGAAGCTGACGTAGATTTTTTCGATATGTTCAAATACTCAGCTCTACTGATTCTTTCTATTTGTCTATCAACAGTAGAATCACTGGCTTCTGTAACAACAGCAGATAATACATCCACTAAATCAGTATCTAAATCATAAGAAGATGTTCCTGCTACTAAAGTTTTTGTTCTTTGTTCTATCGTCCAAAGATTTAAACCTCTATTAGCCCACTCAGCAAAAAGTAAATTAAGAGATCTTCTTGCTGTTTTAAGATCATAACCTGATCTTACAAACAAACCACATCTTTCGTATGACTCTGCTATGACCTCTTCGATTGTAAGAGTAAATGCGTTAGTACCTGAGTATGTAGGCATGTATTACTCCTAATATATCTTTTGAAACTCAGCTATAACTGTATACATATTGCCAGCATCTGCTGTGCTAGGAACAACAAAATTTACATCGCTTTCATTACTATTACTAGATTTGTCTGCTGGAATACCACCAAACTCTCTAAAATCCCAATAGCCTGCGCCTGTTAATCCAATGATAGGAATATCTCCATCTGAGTCTTCTTCATCAAGACGAGCAAAAGAATTACCTCCGTCTCCACCTTGACAAGAATACCAAACTCTAAGTAAACCTAAGTGTGCTACAGCAGTTCCATCCGCACGTGCAGCTAATGCTGACACGTCTCCCATAACTGTTGTGCTACCTGATCCATCTGATTGTACAACCATTTTAATAACAACACGATTGTCATTTTGTTGTAGTATTGTAGGTCCTGTTACTGTATCTGCCATTGTTTCCCTCCTTAATTAAGAAACTGTGAGGGCCGAAGCCCTCACTTTAAATATTATTGATCTGCAAATGCAGGTGCGTCTGCACCCTCTTGGTAACCCCAAATATAATAATTGGTGCTATCTTTAGCTACAATATTAATTTCAAAGATACCAAAATCTGTCAAAGTCAATTTTGAATTTGAGTTGCCATCAGAATATACAGATACATTGTCAGCATCTGAATCCATATGAACGACACCACCTAGAAAGAAGTTAGAGTTTCCAGGTGTTC